CTCCTGGACCAGGTCGACCACCTTGTCCCGCACGAGGGCGAGGAAGTCGGCGCCCTCGCTCACTCGCGAGTCCGGCTCGGCGCACTGCGCGAGGCGGGCCAGGGTCGGCGGGTCGTAGTGGTTGATCCGTTCGATGACGTTCATCGGTCACACCTTCACAATGGTTGGCTCTTCAGGGAATGGAGGTCCGCTCCACCCGACCACCCCCTCGGGTGGTTTCGCCTTGATGTGGTCACAGTATCACAGGTGCGCAGGTTGCACATTACCTTCAGCCGTAACGGACCTCCTCCAGGGCAGCTACCTGGACGATCACGTCGGCAGCGTCGGCGTCGATGTGCGAGAGGTCGATCCCGTCCTTCTCGTCCCGGTCGATCCAGGACTGGACGACGTACCCGTGCAGCGTGCGGTTGACCAGCGTCTGGTCCAGCGCCAGGAGCTCGGCGTACCCCTTGCGTATGTCGTCGGCGCTCAGGTAGTGGACCTCGTCCACCTCCCGCTCCCCGCCCCATCCCGTGTCGTCGACTCCCTCGACGATCGTCCACGTCTTACCCTCGGGCAGGCCGGCGAACTCCGCCTCGCTCGGCTCCGTCGCCCAGTAGGTGATCCCGCCGTAGGCCGCGGTGTCGATGATGCCCTGGGCGTGCTTGTCGGTGACGTACTTGCTGATCTCTTCGATGCTGGGCACGGTCGTGTCTCCTCGGTCAGGCGTGGGCGGCGATGCGGACGGCGGCTTCACTGGCCTCATACTTGTTCTGACGAACTGCCTTACGAGCCAGGGTGGTTGCCTTGTCCGTGCGCTTCGAGTCGCGGACGTTCAGGTCGTGGGTGCGGAACTTGGGGGTCACTGTGGTTCTCCGATCACGTACGGCAGGCTCATCAGCGGGGGGATGCCACCCTCCCCGGACCCCCGAAGGGGTTTCGCCTTTCAGTGCAGGTTCAGCAGGACCACCAGCTCCTCGGTCGTGACCACCTCCAGCTCGTGCTTCACGACCGTGCCCTCGGTCACCACCTCGGCCTTGTCCTTGGGCCCCTCGACCAGCTCGGGCACGGGCTGGCCTGCCAGCTCCAGGACCCACGCCTCGTAGTCCTTGACGTCTACGTGCAGGTCTTCCGGGTCGTCGTCGCCGTAGGCGTGGCCCTCCAGGAAGGTCATCGCGGCGTGCTTGTGGCCGCCGACCATCAGCGCACGGACCAGGTTCTCCGCCTCGGTGCAGGTGAAGTGACCACCCACATCGTGTGCCGTCATCTGGTCGCCGAGGATGGATGCGAAGGCGTCCATCGCGGAGTAGAGATCCCCGATCTCCTCCTCGGTGTCGCGCTCGTCCTCCACCACCTCCGCGAGGCAGAGGTAGCCGTAGCTCTCGGTCCAGTACTCACCGACACCGGGAGTCTGTCCGGGCTTCAGCCCTCCCCCGCAGGTCTCGCACTTGTAGTGGATGCCGGGCTTCACCGGGTAGAGGATCGCGCCGTTGTCGACCTGGCACCGGACCGCGTTGCTCGGGATCATCTCTGTCACACCTTCACGCTCATGGCTGCCATCATCAGGGAGCGGGAGCCACCCCACCCCGACCGTCTCTCGACGGTTTCGGCTTGCGTCACTTGCACACTTACGCCGCGGAAGCGAACATGGTTCCCCTCGTGGACGTGCCAACCAGTGCATCTCTCCAGACCACCCAGGTGACCGCCTGGACGGTCGAGGGCAGCTCGCCGAGGCGCTGGGCCGCCTCCCGGTAGCAGTGCGCGATCAGGGCGTACCTCCCCTTGGAGCTCAGCCCTCGGTCCTTCGCGCCGTACTCCTCCCCCACCGCGATGTCGTGTGCGTGCCTGTCGATGCAGATCGCGTCCGCATCCGTCGGGTCGAGTATCGAGCGGTAGAAGTGGCCGGTCTTGCGATCCATGGGCAGCACCTCGACCGGGTCGGTACCCGCGAGGATCTTCGCCGCCTTCGCCAGGCAGTCTCCCGTGTGCCTGGCCGGAGTGCCCGACTGGTACGCCTCCGTGGCCAGCTCGATGTTCAGCCACCATGCCGTCTGCGGGGACAGTGCGGCCAGGAGGCCGGCCCCGACCGCGACCTTCCCCTCAGCCATCTCCTTGGCCAGGCGGTGCGCACTCGGGTACCAGTCGCGTCCCTGCAACTCCTGCTCGGCGGACGCGTCCAGCCAGGTGTCGATGATGTTCCGCACGTACTGCTCACGGGTCTTGCCGTCTGCCTTGATCGGGATCATGGGGTCCTCGCCTCTCGGTATGGCTGCTCATCAGGACCCAGGCACCACCCTGGGCCGACGCCCGACCGGTCTCGCCTCCCGGTCAGGGCGTTTCACATGGAGTTCACACCGCCCCGACCTGGGGGATTCGGGGGCCGCGTGTGAGGTTGTGCAGTCACTGCCCTGGGGCTTGCCTCCTGAAGAAGGCAACCTCCCAGTTGCTCCCGTCACGGAATCCGCGACGGTCCTCTGTGAGCTGGTTGTGCGAGGTGACCTGCATGTGTGGCCTTTCAGCCTCGGGCTGGATGTGACACGTGGGGGGTGGCTCATCAGTGACCGGTAACCACCCGGTCAGACGCCCTCGCGGCGTTTCGCTTCCCCATGTGACACAGCCCTGCGCAGGTTGCACACCTACAGCTGCATGAACACCACGTCGGGCTCACCCGGCGCCCAGTTCGCAACCCTCTCCGTCTCGACGAACCCGAACCGCTTGTAGTACTCGGGCAGGAACCCGTCGAAGCAGTCCAGCTTGCTCGCACCCTTGTGGCTGACCGCGTCCCAGACCAGGTCCTCACCGCGGCCCTTGACCGTGGAGAACAGGCCGATCAGCGTGCCGTCGCTGGCCACCCCGAACCCGGACTGGAAGTCGTTGGTCAGGTAGTACCTCGCTCCCCTCGGCATCTCCGAGGGCTTGCTCGTAGCCTCAGTGATCCGCTCGTTGCCCGTCCTCGCCCAGTCAAGGGCGGCGGTGTACTCGGACCATGAAGCGGGGTGTACGTATGTCGTCACGCTGTCTCCTTGGACGTGAGCAGGCTGGCTCATCAGCGGTCGGCTACCCAAGCCGGCCGGACCCCCGAAGGGGTTTCGCCTTCATCCGATTTCGATCCTGGTGATCTGCGACTTCCACCCCACCTTCACCTTGATCGGGGCGTCATCATCCGCGTCGGAGTGTTCCTCGACGGCGGCCAGGAGCTTTTTCAACTCCCCGTACGTCAGGCCCTTCTTGGGGTCCTTGGCGTCGATCTTGAAGCTGGACGCGACCTCCATGATCACTTACCCCCGAACTTCTGGGCCAGAGACCGCAGGTCGTTGCGTCGCAGGCCCTTCAGGACACTCTCCTGGGGCGTCTGGCGGGCGAGCTGGTTCAGGTTCACAGACTCACCCTTGCGGAGCTGGATGCTCATGATGTCTCCCTCGATTCGAGCAGGCTGGCTCATCAGCGACCAGGGACCACCTGGCCGGACCTCCCCTTGGGGGCGGGGAGGTTTCGCCTTTCGATGTCGCTACACTCTCACACTCGTCACACTTGCACAAGTGGCAGGCAAGTCACCCTGGTGCACTCGATCGTCAGGCCCTGCACCTCGGTCTGGTGTGCCCGGTAGGGCTCCCAGGCCGCATCGGCGAGCAGGTACTGGTCCTGGTTCCCCAGGATGCCCAGCCACCACTCGGTATTGGCCTCATCGAAGGGCCACAGGTCCGAGGCCGGGTCGCTCGCACCGTCCCCGACGTGGGAGTTGACCAGGTAGCCGTACTGCGGCTTCCACGGGTCCGGCGTGATCTGGACCAGGTACTCGGGGTACCCGAACCGGTCGGCGTGGTCCTGGCAGAGGTGGCTTCTGCCGCATCCTGCGGTGTCGTAGTAGTGGGTCGCAGTGGCGAGGTGATCGCCGTACGTGCAGTTCATCGTGCGCTCCGTTTTTCGTGTTGCTACACTTGCACACTCGGGGCGTGCTGTCAACCGACGGATGCCGGGCGACGTGGTATCCCCCTTGGCTTTCGAGGCACGGGCCCCGCTCCCGTGGAGGCGAGCGGTCCCGAGGGGGATTTTGCGGGAGCCCGTAGTGGCGCTCCCCCGGTCCTGTATGAGCGACCGGTACTGCCCGGTCCCTTGCGGGACCGGTACTGCCTGCCCTCCCCGCTTGCTTTCTTCCGGACTGTGTCCCGCGCCGTTCGGCGCGTTCCGTTTCCGGACTGTCCGGGGAGGACAGTTGGGCCCTGGGTCACGTCCACTCACCTCCGACACCCTGGTTTGTGTGGCATCCCACTCACCAGGCTTGCGCCTCAGAAGCTCGTTCGCGCTCGCTGTACCCTGACGTTCGCCGGAGGAGCGGGTTCCCTACTCACGCTTGGACTGCGTCGGATACCCGACCCTTGCGCTTCCGTTTCCCCACGCTCTCAGTCACCGTCTACACCGCTTGCGGTGCGTCGTACCAAGTTCGTGTGTCTTGCTGTGTTGCTGAAGCGACAGTATCACACTCGCTTCGGGTTGTGCAAGTTGCGCTTTGCTCGGCGTGCGTTGTGCAGGTGAGCCGCTGTTCGCCACTCGGTAACCGTTCCCCGGACCAT